GCTAATAGTTTTTCGTTTACTTTGTTGTGTACCAAAACAGTCCACTCAAAAAAATCAGTAAACGATTCTGGAGGATGCTCGGCTTTAAGTTTTTTGTACGAGTCTTTGCACGGACAGCCATATACTGGCAATCGACGCTCCCAATCAACTAGCGTTTCCAGTGTTACTGTAGTATGCAGCTCGGCCCATAACTTCGGACCAATAAGTTGCATTGCGTTTTGAAGCTGGACAACATTGTCATCCGAGTTTAATGCGGAAAGTTTTTGAGCATTTTTTTTAGCAAGGTATTCCCTACGTTTCTCCTGCGATTCTGCCCAAGTTTCAGCAAACGATTTTGTTTTTGTAATTGTCCGGCCATACATAGCCTCGCGTAATTTAGCAATGCTTGGCTGATGTACCAATTCTGCATTTTTCATGTGCAGGTGCCAGTCAGTGTGAGCGTCAATGTTAGTGGCAGTGTTTTTGTCAATGCAGGAACAGCGTCACAATCCCATCGCGGATTTCCATCGACATCGAGACAATTTTTTTCTGCGAACACCTCATAGGACAGTGGATTGTCAAACGGCTCCGGTCCAGTGATGCGAGTCAATGTAACACTGCATGGTATGGCGTCGCAATCAATAGCATCACTTTCATACGTCGCCTCAATGACATCTGTTTCGACTGTACAAAAATCGCAACCGAATGGAAAGTAATCGGGTGTACAAGGCTCGCAATAAATTGTGTTCCATGTAACGGAACTCGACGCCCAGTCTAATTCGTCGACGTGCAATTTCGGTGCATCATTTTCCGACTCTTCACAGTTGCCATCGTTATCAAAATCATAATAGTCCCAAAAGTCGCACGGCATTACTGCGTATTCAATTGTATAGTATGTTACCGTCAACTCAACATCGGGCGGCGTAGGTTCGCAATCTACCTCTACTGTAGAACAGTTTCCAAAAAAAGTAGATTGCGGCCAGGTTGGATTTCCTGTTATGTATTGGCATGGAACACAGGGTGGTATTGTGTCGTCTGGTTCCGGATAAATCCAGTCTCCGTAGACTATGTTAGTTGCTTCTGTAGAGTTTGCACCGTCTTCGTAAATACAATCAAAATCAATTTGGCGAAACCTATTATTTTGACCTGAGGATGCATTAAAGAACCTCGAAGCTTGATAGTACAAAGTAAAACGAAACACAACTACGGAACTATCGTTTGGATTTTCCGATGTTCCACAGCTAACTGATAGCTGTCCAAAATGACTTTCCTGAATCCAGCCTCTAAAATGCGTCCAAGATTTAGAGGAGTATTCCCATACTTTTTGCGACGGCACAACGCATCCATCCGCGTATCCTCCATATAGATCTCGACAAATACACTGCCCACAATTTACTCCACACAATGTTAGCGGAGTCAAAGGATGTGTCTGACCTGGAACTAAAGCTGGATCGGTCCAATCAGTATATGCCTCGCAATCCCAAATCACCTCCGGCTCTACAACGTGGCATTGCGAGCCAAATCTTTGATGACAGCCGTTTACTTGATCAAACGGCGTAGGCTTTTCAGCTGGTGCCCACGATCCGCTGAATGTTTTGCCAAACACTGATACAGAAAACGTTTCAAGATCCCATGCGTCATCACACAGACAGCACTCTCCAGTGCAACAGCATATTCCAATTTTGCCCATCAACAGACCTCGATTGCGATAAATCGACCCTCTGATGGCCACAGCATAATTCGCACATTGTTTGGTATTTGCACGCTGGTGTCATTCCATGCTGTATACGTTTTGCCTGTATTGGTTGTGAATCCACCGGAGGAGGCATGCCGAACATAAACATTGCCAGACGATCCAGCGGAGATAGCCGCTGCCGATTGTCCCATTTGTGCAGACTGATCAAAAACCGCCTTTACGATATTAGTCCCAACAAACTCATCGCCGACTATTCGAAACAAAGCTCCAAGCTGTGCCTCAAAGTTATCTGTTTTCCATCCGATACGATCGCCCGTTGAATACGCAATTGCTCCATCATGCTTAACGCGAAAAACTGGTCCCGTTTGTGCTGTACCGAATCCATCGTCAGCTACCTCAAAAGGTCCGTTTACTAGGGGTATGGAAAGCGTCTCATACGTATAGTCATAGGCTCGCACCACGTCTATGTACCCTAAAGCGTCTTCGTAGGTCGTCTTGGCCTGCATGAGTCCATAGGCTGGGATCGTGTGACCAGAAACGTTCCGAAAAACAATAGGAACGCGAGCCTCTCGACCTAAATCGTTTCCTTTTTCTACAGGATCTCGCTCGTACTGTTGCAATAAATCAATCAACCGCCTAGCGGTGGACGATCTTAAAACGCTGTACTCATCAACAGCCATTATTTAGGAACGCCTGTGTATGCAAACAATGTTTGTATTAAAGCTGTCGTCGTTGCGATTCCTAGAATGCATGGGTAATCGCCTGTCGTTAAATCTGCGATCGGACAAATGGCCCCAGCTGTAGCAGAGACAGTATAAGTTTCACCAACGGTCAAAGTCGCACCAAGGTTTACAGAACCACCAGAGCCCTCCTGCATCACGAGGTAACCATTGGTCGATGCTGGCGTCATAGCAATACCAACGCCTTTAGCAGCCTCAGCCGATAGATTAGCGTCAGCCTTGTAGTATTTCCCATCAGATGCTTTTAGGTACAACGGTTGACCCTGCGTGATTGCTTCGCCAGCCTGGACTACGCGAGTGCGTGTTGACTGCGAGCCAAGTGCAACGTTTGCTGCCGTTTGAGATAGGTTTGCCATCAGATTAGCCCCAGTGCGCTGTAAGGTAATGAGCCATATAGTTTAAATTCGATCCAATGCGGAGATTCGGTTCCGTTCAACAAGTTATCGATGTCTATCTGTTCGCCGCTTTCCTTTAAGTATTGCGGTGTAGTAGCTGGGTATTTGTTCGCATCGATGCACGGTATACCTGCGACACCGTTTGCCGTTTTTTGATATAGACCCATATTAGCAACACGAGCGTACCACGCTTTGTCGGACGTGGTGCGATACGGAAACCTAAACTGAAACACTCCTGTAACCTGCCAGTATCCGATGTTTTGATCAACTACATTCTGTGCAGACAGCTTCATGAGTTTGCAAGTTCCGGCAGGCCATCCCATAAATGTATCTGAGTTAGTGGAGCGTCTGTAGATAGCCTGTACATACGTGTTGAATGTCGCAAAGTTACGTGTGACCGTTAGCACCTGATCGGAAAACAAAGCACGCACGCCACGTATACGCTCGCCTGCCGTGTTGCGGATAGGAGCACCGTCGAAGTCTTCGTCGATTTCCTCTTCGGTTTCAACGTCGTCCCAGGTGATTCGCGGAGGTGACAAAATTGGGTTTGCAGCTGTGCCATCCTCCGACAGCCCAGCAGCACCAATTTCACCGCGATAATTGATTGTAGCTATCCAAAATATAGGAGATACACGTTGCAGATTTGCTCGCTCGGCTAACACGAAATCAGTGCCAGGATACGGCTGTGCGACAGATGGCAAGCCAGCTCTAGTGTACACATCCAGTTCCGTTGCGTCGTAAGATGTCACAATCTGATAAGCTTCGGTAAATGACAATTCAAACTTACGAAAGTTGTCGGACGTGATGGCATCGCTAGATTGCCTGGACCACATTTTTACTGCTTGACCGACTGTCGGCATGGTTACGCTCCGTCAATTCCCAGCTTGAGTTCCTTGCGCGGTTTGCGTGCCTCTGCGTCTAAGCTTTTCAAAAACCCAACTGCTTCAGCAAGAGACTTGACCTGCTGCTTACCAAGATCCTCAAGACGCTGTGGTTCTGTCGGCCCGCGCGTCAGGAAGCGTGACACAAATGCTTGGAGTGGTTGCTGGTCCTTCCTAGCTAATCGTGCATCAGCCTCAGCTTGACGTTTTGCCACATCCTCCGCCTGCGTGCGATCCATTCCTTCCATTACCATCTGCTCAACGTCGCGAGCTAATTTGCCTTTTGTCGCCTCGATGTTTTTGAGTGCTATATCCTTTTCGATCTCTTTAAGCTTGTTCGATGTCTCTAATTGTTTGTCGGCTGCTGCTTGCTGACGTGCTAATCGGTCAGCGTCTGCTCGGTCCATGCCTTGCATAACAAGAGCCTCAGCCTCTCTAGCCTCTTTCCCCTTTGTCGCTTCGATCGTCTTAAGCCTAATTGAGTCTAGCTGAGAACGCTCTAACTGTTCCAGTTTTTGCAACGCCGAAAATTCTTCGTCGGAACGTTTCTGCTTTTCCTTGGCAAGTTCCTTTTCAAGTTCGATTTGTTTTTTCTTTAACTCCATTTCGACAAGCAACTCAGTCGCTGCGTCGACACCTTCATCCGTACCAGCCGCTTGGCGTGCAGTTTCCGCAAACGTCGCCATGTTGAAATTGCGCTGTTCTAGAAGTGCAATCTCTTCCTGAAGGATTTGCACCTGTGTTTTTCCCGCTTCGTTTATTTTTCCGGTATCAGCCTGCTGAGCCTCTAACAACGCCAGTTGTTTGGATAAGTTTTCCAAGTACGTGTTATCTTTGCGCTGGGCGTCTAGCTCTGCCTCGATACCTAGTGTTCTTTGTATTTGCTTTTCTTGTTGCTGGAGTTGCTTCAATCGTTCTTTGTCTTGCTGCAATTGCATTTTTGCTTGCTCAGCAAAACCTTTTCTATCGCCCGTTATTTGCCAAGCCTTATCCCATTCCTCGACCGCTTTTTGCGATCCTTTAACTCGCTGCTCTACGCCTAGGATTTCCGTCTTAAGTTCCTGCTGTAGCTTTTTGAAGTCCTCGACCTTTTCCGCTCCTTCAGGTCGCACTTCAATCGTTGCAACTTGATCCTCAAACCGCTGCTGGTTAGCGTCACTAATCTGTTGGCTTAATTCTTTAAATCGCTCTTTTGCGTCTTCAAGTTTTTTCGCCCATTTCTCCGTTTGAAAGATAACGTTGCCGAGAGCGTTGCCTACACTAAAACCAATAGCAGCAGCTGCTGCTACAAGACCAGCCTTGAATGCCATCGCACCAGCACCACCGGCTTTACTAACCTCGGAAAATTGCGATGTCTTTTCGATCAATCCACCTAGCTGCGATGCAAACGAACCAAGCTCAGAACCTCCGAGAATAGTTCCGATTGTTCCGACAAACTCGGTCGATTTCTTTGCACGCTCGCCCGTCTCTTTGATCTTTTTGACATTGGCGTTGATCCGCTCAGTTGCGTTGGCAAGCTTAGCAGACGCCTGGTCCTCGGCCTCAATAAGAATTTTGACGGATTCAGATGCCATACCGTTCGGCCTTTATGTCTGCTTCGTCACTTTTGAGGATCCGAGCTGCTTCCAAAAACCATACTGTTTGATCAAGTGCTCCACCGGCAATCGGTGGCAAACCTTTTTCGAATAGGTCACAAAGATGTACCGCATATGCGACATCTGTGCATTGCTCCATGGGACAGCCGACAACACCAACCATTCCATAATTGCATTGTTCGCAACCTGCACCGTTGCATGCAACGCACTCAATTTCAATTGGTTCTGTCGCTGTCCCTTTATCGACGCATTGTTTCGAAGAGCAGTGTTTGCACAGCATGCCCATCCGAATCAATGCAGCAATCCTTAGCTTTTTTTTTCTTCGTCGGCGACGTGTTGGTTGTACGCCACCTTTCGAAGTAATTCGCGTGCCTCACCGTAGCTCAGCACGTCGTACAAAGCGTCCTTGCTGTACTCAATTCCGTTCATGTTTTTCCAGCCTGTCAGCACTGTCCCGAGCGTCTCAACGACATCCGCAAACAGCTCGTCAGTTGTTACGTCGTCATCTTTTGTCAATCGGTCCAGTACATCGCTAATTCGTTTTTGACCTCGCATCGATTGCGACTTGGCAAAAAATATGGGTCGGCTTTCCTGCGGCTTGTCCTTATCGACTTCGAGCACAACCGGAAAGCGTTGATCTGGTTCTAAAAATATTGGCATTAGCTCGCTGCTGTAAATGTCATTGAAATCTCCTGGTCAACACTGGAACCATTTCGGTTGCATTGCCAAGTAATCTCGTCGGTAACTAACATATTTCGGTCGGCTTCCGAAATCGATACTATTTGTGCTTTCGGTGCGCTGAGTGTCAACACGCTGTTGGTAGGTCCGTCTAGATTCCAGGTAAGGACTGCCTCAGTCATGTTAAGCAAGTGTGCGTAACGTGGCTGAGTAGCAACTAGTTTTGCTTCCGGATTACCTGTCACGGTAACGACTCGGTTTGTAACTAGTGCCGCTTCAAAACCATTTGCTGCTGCACATTCACGCATAACAACCGTATTGCCAGAGTCGAGCGTCAGGTTCTCTAAGCACAGTGCAACGCTATCGTAGGTTGTGGTTGATTGAGCGTATCGCAGCGGTAATGCTGTCGGGTATGTCGGTGCAAGAATCGCAACATCGGTAACTGCTTGCCAGACGCCTTGGAAATCGAATTCGACGTAAGCCGCTCGTCCTGTGGGGCACACCATACGGAACGTACCCATCGCACCAGCAAGGATCTTTCGAACGCCATCAAGATACACAGCAATCGTCAGCGTCTTTACGTTCGCTCCAGGTGCCTCGGTTCTCGGTGTAAATACCTGACCGTTCTTGACCCAACCGCACGCAGGTAGAAACGTGTCTGCCCAAGATGGTTCGGTAGCGGTTCCATCCCATGCAGCATCTACGGTAAAGGTAACGCGGCCTTTGTACCCGCCAGGCACGGAGGGCATCATGCCAAACGCACCTGGGGCTTCACGTGATTCTAGCTCGACCTCGGTTTGTGCCATAATGTTGTATGCGTTGAACGACGCATCAGCACCTGCCAAAGTCTCTGCTGTTCCGGGCGTCGTTTCAATTTTTGCCGCGAGGACTCGCTTGCGTTTAAGCAATGTCATTTTTGATTACCTTTCAATAAGCCTTTTGCTTTTAGTGTAAGAAATCGCACGCGATCCACCATTTGTTTTTCTAGCTCTTCTTTGCCAACCTTAACCGTTGGCTGCACCATTCCGCGCTTTGTAAACACTCCCCAAGGTGACGGACCATACTTCACGTGTATTGGTTTTCGTTTACGATCTTTTCGCATGTAAACTTGACCTTTGAGCTTTGAAGCAGTCACGCCAGGTTTTGGACCCATAAATCCGTCACGCAATGTTTTGCGTCCTTGCGTGCGGCTTACTCGGTAGGTAACGCCAGACTTTACGTGCTTTGCTCCAAATTCTTTCAAAGGTATTTTTTTTGACTTGGATATTACTACCTCTGCTCCATATTCATTTCCGCCAGCTCGTTTGACTGTAATTTGTTTTTTGATTGCTTTTTGTGTCGTTGCCAGTTCCTTGTAGATTTCTTTTGCAGCAGTCGATTCAACTTTTTTGGCCGTTTTGTTAACAGCAATCTTTAACTCCTTGCGTGCATCAAATCCTAGATCTGAAATGATTTTAATGATTCGCTTTGCCATCGCCTCGTCTACTTTGACATTCACGTTTACGCCCTCCGCGTGTAAGGGTCGTGTTCGTCAGTGCGATAGACAATTGCAATCGGCAGATTAATTCCGTCGATACCTTCGCTGCTAATAGTTTCTTCTGGCTCAAACTGTGCATCGATGGACTGCCCGTCGAACTGATACCAATCCGC